GGTTATGAAGAAGGTGGTTCTATGATGGAACAACCTATGATGAAAGAGCCTATGATGGAAAAACCAATGATGGAATTAGAAGAACCAGAAATGGATTCTGATAGTGAAATGGAAAAAGAATTTTTAGATTTTGTACTTGATGAAGCACTATCTCCTGAAGAAGAAGATATGCTTATGTCAAGACTTGAACAAGACGAGGAACTTGCTATGCTTTTTGATAAAGTTATAGACGTTGCTCAAGAATTTGCTGGGTCCGGTCCTGTTGAAGGTCCGGGTTCAGGAGTCTCTGATTCGATACCCGCAAGGTTATCTGATGGAGAATTTGTCTTTACTGCTGCATCTGTAGAAGAAATCGGAGCCGACAATTTAATGGCAATGATGAAAGACGCAGAAATGAAAGCAGAAGAAAGACAAGGTTTAGTTGAAGGCGGAATGCCTGATGAAGAAGAAACTGTTACTATGAAAGTGCAAGAGCAAAAAGAACCAAAAGTTCAAATTGCAAAAGCTACTGTAAATAGTACCAGAGGGTTATTAGATGAAGATGAAATATCTAAAGGTATTAAATCTAAAATGATGCTCGATCCTGATCAGCGACACGTCCGAAGCTAACCACTAACCGATAGAGCTACCCTACTTGTAGGCACTCTATCAAAACAAACCGAACGGCTACCTTTACAAACAAGCCCTCTAGTCGACATAGAGCTACCTTGTGAACGAAGCCCTTAGTAGGAGAAAGAAGATGGCTAATACAGTCAAAGAAGAAACGCCAAACCCTTATAATCAAAATAAGACATGGCACGAAGGAGAAGATAAACCTTTTCTATCATCAAACAGCGTGTACTTTGAAGAACCAAAGAACAGATTGTTTAAAAGTGATGACCTAAATGACGTGGAAGCGGAAGGAAGTGTCAATACAGAAGCCTTGGAATCAAAGAAGGATGAACCTTACAAGAAACCAGACTACAAGAAACGCTACGATGATTTAAAAAGACATTATGATTCTAAACTTGATGAGTTTAAATCTAGAGAACAGGAGTTAATGGATGAAGCTACTAGCAATAGACCAGCTTACCAAGCTCCTAAATCTCCAGAAGAATTAGAACAATTTAAGAATGAATATCCTGATGTTTATGAAGTAGTGGAAACCGTTGCTCATATGCAATCTGAGTCTAAAGCAAAAGTTCTAGAAGAACGCCTTAGTAAACTCCAACAGCGAGAGGACGATTTAGTACGACAGAGTGCAGAACAAAGGTTAATGGAGAAGCATCCTGATTTTGAAGATATCAAAAACAGTGATGATTTTCATACTTGGGCAAAAGAGCAGCCTACGTCTATTCAAGATTGGATATACAAGAATGCTACTGATGCCGATTTAGCTTCACGTGCTTTAGATTTATTTAAAAAAGACATAGGTATGGAATCTTCTAATACTAAGTCATCTTCTAATAAACCGACCAGAGGTTCTGCTGCTGATATGGTTTCCACTAAAACAACTAGTGTAGACTTATCGCAAGAGAGAATTTGGTCTGAAAAGGAGATTGCTGCAATGAGCATGGCAGAGTATGATAAGTATGAAAGTGCTATCAGCGAAGCTTGGCAAGAAGGCAGAATCACAAAATAAACTATATAGTTTAATTAATAAACTATAACTACAAGGAGAAAATATCATGGCTCAATTTTTTGAACCGAGCACGGATACAAATGCTAACTTTGCTAACTCTGTTGCAGGACAAACTAATAGTTTCTTTTTACCTTCGGTTTACTCTAAAAAGGTCCTAAACTTTTTTAGAAAATCGTCTGTAATTGAAGCTATCACAAACACCGATTATTCCGGTGAGATATCTGCATTCGGAGACTCTGTAAAGATTATCAAAGAACCCGTCATTTCTGTAGAAGCCTACGTAAGAAATGCCGACACCACAGAAACCAGACTAACAGATGCTGAAACATCTCTAGTTGTTGATAGTGCTAACGCATTCAAATTCATCGTAGATGATATTGAGAGCAATATGTCACATGTCAACTTTAAAGAAGTTGCTTCAAGTTCTGCTGCATACGCATTGAAAGATGCTTACGATGCTGCTGTACTAGTTACTATGTTTGCTGGATTATCTGCTTCATCACCTAACCACGTTTTAGGTTCCGACAGTGCTGTTGATTTAGCAGCTGGAACTTTTGACGGAACAGGTGGACTAGATATTGGTTTTGGTTCTAGCGAACACGACCCTCTAGACCTTATGGGTAGAATGGCAAGACTATTAGACGAACAGAACGTACCTGAAGAAGGTCGTTGGTTTGTTGCAAGTCCTGACTTCTACGAGGTTTTGGGACAATCTAGTTCTAAATTACTTTCTGTCGACTATAATGGTGGACAAGGTTCTATTAGAAACGGATTAGTATCAAGTGGAAAATTACGTGGATTTGATATGTACAAATCAAACAACATTGCTGCAACATCTAATGCTGCTGGTAAATGTTTGGCTGGTCATATGTCATCTACTGCAACTGCTAACACAATCCTTTCAACAGAAGTGTTGAGAGACCCAACATCGTTTGGTGACATTGTGCGTGGTCTTCATGTCTATGGTGCGAAAGTACTTAGAGACGAAGCCATTGTAGGTGCTTTCTACGGTATTGACTAAATAGTCAAGGTCGGGGGAGTCTTCGGGCTCCTCCACTTTTTTTAACGCATAAATTTTACAGAGGTAAATAATATGACAATTGAAAATATAAGAGATACTGGACGTAACTCAGCAAGAACAGTTGATGTTCGAGTATTATCTGAGAAAATTCAGAAGCCTTCAGACGTTGAAGTAGTAGTTGCAACTAATGTAATTACAGCAGCAGAGTCAGGTACTCGTTTTATAATGAATATAGCAGCAGCTAAAGTCTCAACTCTTCCTCTCCCAGCGGCAGGATTAGAGTTTTGGTTTTATGTTGGAGGAACAGTTCCTACAGGCACACATACAATAGTAACAGCAGCAAGTGCTAATATTATTGTAGGTAGCATATCTTCAGCAGAAGATGCAGCAGGAAGTGTAGCGTTTGTTGAAGACGCAGATACTATTTCATTAGTAGCTAACAAAGCATTACATGGAGATTTTGTTCATGTATGGTGCGATGGCACTAACTGGTATGTTAACGGGCAGTGTAAAGTTCAAGACGCAATTACAACAACTCAAGCGGGTTAGTAATACAGTCTACGGTATTAACTGATACCAAACCGGAGGGGTCTCAAGATTCCTCCACCTATTTTAAAAAAGGAGAAAGATATGATGTACAGTTCAGATAAAAAAATGAAGGATAAAATGAATCCAAAGAGAATGCCAAAATCTTATGGTGGTACGTCAAAACCTGAAAGACAAAAAGTTTATTCAGGTAGTAGATCAATGTATCAAGAAGGTGGAATGCCAAAAGCTAAACCTTGTTAATATGAAAGGCGTAAAACATTACAAAAGAGACGGCACTGAACACACAGGCAATTCTCACAAGATGTCTAATGGTACTTTACACACAGGTAAATCACATACTAAAACTAGTGTAAAGTTATTTCATTTAAAAGATTTAAGTAAAAAAGCACAAGTAAAAGCTAAAGGTAAATAATGGCAACAACATATTTAGATTTAACTAACGAAGTATTAAGAGAACTCAATGAGATTCCTCTTACTTCTGCAAACTTTACAAGTGCTGTAGGATTACAGCAGTTTGTTAAAGACTCTGTTAACAAAGCTATATTTGATATAGCAAATGAAGAACCGCAGTTACCATTTTTCACAGCCGGTGAAAGTGGTGCAACTGACCCCTTCTATGGAAACGTGACTGTAGCTTCTGTAGCTGGTACCCGATGGTACGAGTTAAAAGTAAGTAGCTCAAGTGTCAAAGATGATTACGCTTCGATAGACTGGGATGATTTTTATTTAACAACCATTAATGTTAGTGGTGCATCAGCTCCCTTTGTCTCAAAAGGATTACAGTTTTTAAACTTAGCTGATTGGAAAAGATATTACAGAGACAGTGAGAATGCAGACGATGCAGACACACAGGCTTATGGTGAGCCTTCTAGAGTTATTAAATCACCAGATGGCAGGAAGTTTGGATTAAGTCCAATACCTGATAAAGTGTACAACATACATTTTTATGCATTTGAAAAACCTACTAAACTTGCAGCACATGGAGACACAGTAGTTTTTCCAGAACAGTATACAAACATTATAACTGCTAAAGCACGTTACTATGTTTGGCAGTTTAAAGAAAGTGCACAACAAGCAGCTTTTGCAATGGACGATTATAAAAAATCAATGAAGACTATGAAGTCTAATTTAATAAATCCAACTCCTCGCACAATGACTGACGATAGAAGATACTTTTAATTTATGGCAACATCACAACCCTATACCGTAGCCTGTGCTGGTGGTTTAGTTAAAGCAACCAATCAAATTGATTTGCTTAAAACCCCCGGAGTAGCTACAGACCTCAGAAACTTTGAAGTCTCTATTGAGGGTGGCTATAGACGTGTAAATGGTTATGAAAGATTAGGAAGTACAAATGCTGTAAAACCTACAGGAAGTGCTGACACTATTCATGGTGTTATTCCTTATGCTGATGGTGTTATAGCTTGTGCAGGTACAGGAATATTTTTTAGTCAAGATGGAATAAATTGGTTAAATGTTAGTAGAAGTTCTGTAGATGCTAGTGGAGATAATCACACAGCCTTTACAGGTCGTAGCACACTTACTAGAACAGGTCAAGGTAAAATAAGTTTTTCTTTGTTTGAAGGAGCAGATTTTGACTACGGGTTACTTGTTATATGTGATGGGGCTAACAAACCTTATGCTTTTAGAATGGAAGGCACAGGTGCTAATGTAAACAGCAGAACATATTTTAGTAGTGAAGTTACTGTAACAGGTACTAAACATGTTACACATTCAGAACTACACGATAAACATTTAGTTGTAGCAGGTGTAGAGGATAATTTAAGTACAGTATTTTACAGTAAACTTTTAGACCCAACAGATTTTAGTGGTACTGGTTCAGGTTCAATAACCTTGTCAGACCAGATAGTAGGAATTAAAAGCTTCCGTCAGGAACTTTTTATATTTTGTAGGAGTAGTATATTTAAACTCCAAGATATAAACGGTACACCGGTGGTAGTCCCAGTGGCTAAAAACATTGGTTGTCTTTCAGGTTACAGCATTCAAGAGATTGGTGGTGACCTTATTTTCTTAGCACCCGATGGACTAAGAACAGTTGCTGGTACAGCGAGAATTGGAGATGTTGAGTTAGGGACAGTGAGCCAAGCTATACAACCAATTATTACAACTCTAGCACAGAACATAGATAGGTTTGTAATTTCAAGTACTGTAATTAGAGAGAAGTCTCAGTATAGATTATTTTATACAGACATAACTGTTGTAAACTCACAACAAAAAGGAATTATAGGAACGCTTAGACCTAACGGGTTTGAGTGGTCAGAAATAAGTGGAATAGAAGTAACCAGCTTGGGGGCTGGATTTAACGAAAATGGTGTTGAAGAATATTATCATGGTGATACTGACGGCTTTGTGCTTGTGCACGATTCAGGCAATGACTTTAATGGGTCTAATATACTTGCT